GGCGATGAGGACTTGAGTTTCCTCGCATCCTGGATCTACTGGCTCCACCAGCGATGGATCTTCGAGTTTCCTCGAATCTCGCGAAACGAGTCGAACGACACGGAAGGACACGCCTCCCGCAACTGGTCCCATCTGCGATTTACGTCCTCATAAGACATCATCCCATTGAGAACGCGCATCAGGGGTCTAACCCCAACGCAGAGCCCATCCCTCACGTAGTCCAGATGGTGCACCATCTGTAAATAGTGCACTTCCTTATACGAGACGAGGCTCTTTTCTACGGACACGACCATACCGGTATCCTTCAGAAGTCTCGCAGCGACCTTCTCAAGAGTCGTCCCGGAAAACCGGACGACTGCATCATCTCCATTCACGAGCACATCTGCTACATAACCGCCAGTGCGGCGCGCAGCATAATGGAGAACCCACAGATTAACGAGACTCCCAATCAGGTTAGTAAGAGCAGAACCTGAGGGGATCCCACCTTGACGTAGCTCGCCATCAAGGTACTCCCATGCACCCTTTTCAGGGCCCGGAATTATGATCCCCGTTTCGTTGAACGACCTTCGAACAAAGTCGACCAACTTACCCGACCCTTCAGTGAACCACCCGCGAAGGATTCCGAAAACACGATTGACGATGTCCCGCGGGACTGATGCGTCAAAGTTTGAGAAATCCAAAGAGACGAGTGGTTGTCGCGCCTTCTTGTGTAAAAGGCGCGTCACAGCCTGATCAACCGCCTGACGTGAAGTCCAGGCAGAAAACACCTCCAGTGGCTTCAAAGCCTTCATAAGAGGGATTTGGAGTTGTTTCTCCAAATTGGCTATGACCCGGGAGATTTGGTAAATAACCCGGAACTTACAGAACCGCCCTGCCCCACGTGGCTGGCCACGAAAGCCAGCAATCGCAGGATGCGTACTAACAGCATCACGTGGATAGTGATGGGCTTGAATAGCCTCAGACAGGGCCAAAACAGCGAGAAGAAGCTCACGGTTCGAAGACATGAAGGGCCAACCGAGGCCGGTACGGCCAGTAAATGACGCTGATGCCGTCTTCAAACTCGACGGAATCAGCTGAGAAACTCGACCAGTGATCAGCTCGTTCACAGCATCATCAGCGTACTTCATGGCGTCTCCGCCAATCATGCAGACGCGCTCATCGAAATAGCGACGGATTAGCGACTCCATCGAAACACCAGTGTCATCTGGTGTGGAGAACGGTGGTCTCCTGGAGTACGTACCGTGTTTCGAGCGCTGTTTCACCTCTGCAGCGTGATGTGCCGGGTGTAGGTCGCACGTAAGGAATTTTGTAAACTCAGCTGCACAAACTGCGCGTCCAAGGTCTTTGTTGGACCTGAACTCGCGATCGATGAGCCTAGTCGTGAAATCCTCAGAACAACCTCCTCTGAGTAGCCCTAAGCCGCTTAGCAACGATTGCTTCGCTCCCG